AACTTGCCGTAGCGCTGGCCCCGGTCCTGCAGGGTGTCGGTGATGTTGGTGGTCATCAGAGTTTGTCGGGTAGTGATTGGCCCTTGATGCGGGCGTAGCGCTTGTTGAGCGCTGCCCAGTCGTCGCGGTCCTTAAACCGGAAGTGCACGGTGCCCTTCTTGTAAGCCTTGAACTCGAAGAAGCCCCAGTCGTGCCACTCGCCAGGCCATAGGCCATGGCATCCCCCAGCAGGATCCTTCACCTCGTCGTAGTTGCGGCCGGTAATGAAGCACAGCGCCTTGATCAGGTCGCGGATCTCATCAGCAGCGCCGCCATACGTCTTCACGTTGACGGTGCCGCGACCGCTCCAGCTCAGTTCCGCCAGGTAGGGGAACACCAGCTTCATGTTCAGCATGTAGCCGCTGTTCGTTGCCCAGCCTTCGACGCCGTAACGGTTCTCCTTGCGGTGTCTTGTGATCTTGTCGATCACCTCTTCCACCGCACGATCGACGCGCTGCTCTTGCGTGCCGGCGACGATCTGCAGCATCCGCCACAGGTTTCGCTCGGTGAACGGGATGCGGCTCTGCTTCTCCACGAACGTGTTGATGTCGGCCCGCAGCTGGCTGGTGGCCATCTGCGCGGGCAGGAACTCAGCAAAGACGTGCTGCCAGGCGGCCTTCTGCAGATCCTTACGGAAGCGGTTGCGAGTCACCGCGGCGCCGTCGACCGTCACCTGCAGGCCCAGCTCCTGGCCGAAGAAGCCATCAAGCACGGTGTGCAGTCGGGTGGCGGCCGCCACCTGCTCATCGAAGATCCGGCAGGCCTCGACGTAGCGGTTCACGATGTCGCGGCTGCGGCGGTAGGGGATGATCCCCTCGCCCTGGGCCTCGATGTCGTCGGGCCCCAGGAAGAAGCCGTCGAACTCATCGCGTCCGACTTGGACGCCGGGCTTGGACAGGCGTACAAGTCCGACTTGGACGCGGGTCGCGCGCTCCGCATCGGCGAAGCACTGGCCCAGGCTTTCCTTGCTGCCGTAGGCCTCGATGAGGCTGGCCAGCTGGAGCTGCAGGCCCCGGTAGCGGCCCTCGACGGTGTTCCAGTTGCAGAGCGCCACGATCTCGCAGCCGGGCGGCGCAATCTCCCAGGCGTGCAGGATGTGAGCCTCGTCCGCCGAGAAGGGCGGGTTCATCACCACCAGGTCGGCGTGGCTGACTTGGTCAGCGGCGACGGCCAGGAAGTCAGCACAGCCGGGAGCTGGACCTGCGCAGGGAATGCCGCGCAGGATTGCCCGCAGCTGCGGCTCCTTCTCGCACCACAGCACCTCCGCCGCGCCTCGATCCAGGCACTCGCGCACCAGGTTGCCGCTGCCGGCGCTCGGCTCCAGCACCGTCTTACCCCGCAGGTCGAGCGGGTCGAGCATCTCGGCCGCCACCTCCGGCGGCGTGGGGTAGAAGTCGGGGTTGAACATGGCCGCTCAGAGCATCACCACGACGGTCTTGGCGTAGGACAGAGGCGAGCGCACATCGCTGGCGTGCAACCGCGCCCAGCGCTTCGCCTCGGTCAGCGTCATGCCGCCGGGGCTGAACACCGTGTGATCCAGGTAGTCGTGGGTGTTGTGCTTGGCCCAGGGGCAGAACGCCCAGCTGCCACGGCCGCGAGGCTTGCGACCGTGCTCGTGCTCGTAAACCAGGGTGGTGAAGGTCATTGATCCGGTGGGGTGGTGAGAGGCCCCGTTGACGGGGCCGTGAGCGATCAGGCCGCCTTCAGGTAGGCGAAGCTCATGTCGAGCTCGGCGTCGTACACCGTGTCGTCTTCGATCCGGCAGAGATCGTGCTCGATGCAGAACAGCACCGCGCGGTTCACCGCCAGGCAGTCGCCGCTGATCGTGAAGCGGTCTTCACCGCGGAAAGTCCACTCGATCGCAACGCCGCAGCCTTTGCGGATCTGCTCTTCGATGGTGCCGGTGATCTGCTTGAGATCCATGTTCAGAGCCGGCTCGGAGCCGGAAGGGGTGGTGGGGGTCGCCCCCCGTGATCTGAGAATAGGAGCTGACGCTTGCGCCTAGCGCGTCGCTGTTACAACGCTTCACAATCCAGCGGTGTTGACACCAGCCGCCACCGCTCCCGCAGCACCGCTTGGTTCCCCGCCAAGAACGACCGCATCGTCTGGCGCGGGATCTCCTTCCGCTCAGCCCATCCCCATCGATCGTTCACCGGGATCCGAACCGATCGCTTGCTCACCTCGTCGAACACCACCCACGCCGGCTCGTCCTCTGGCCTTGGCGCATCAGCCTCATGGCGCTGCACCCACCAGATCCACGTGCCCCCGTTGTTGCTGATCGAGGCCCGCCGCAGCAGGCCCAGATCCTCCAGCTTCCGCACGCTGCGGTTTAGCGTCGCTCGATCGGTGCCGAGCTGCTCGGCCAGGTCGTGCAGCGTGAGCCACCAACCTGGCGCGAGCTGCTCCAGCTGCACCATCACGAGCACCAGCTCCGCGCGATGGCGCCGCCGCAGCGACGCCAGGAACTGTGGCTCGATCACCTCAGAACGGGATGCCGTCGTCGTCAGGCGGCGCGAGCGGTCCGCTGTTCCATCCAGCGGCAACCGTGCCCTGCTGCGGGTTCGGCTGCCATCCGGCTGCTGCGTGGGCGGGGTGTTGCGCTGGTGGCGCCGCTGCAGGAGCAGCAGGAGCGGCAGGAGCAGCAGGAGCAGCAGCTGGCGCTTGCGCTGCAGCAGGCATCAGCTGCCACTGCTTCACCATGCAGCACAACGCCATCCGCTCCTCGCCGCTGTTGCGATCGGTCCAGCGGTCAGTCTTGACCCGACCCACCACATGCACCTCCTGGCCCTTGCGGCAGGCATCAGCGAACCGCTGGCCGTCCTCTCCCCAGATCTCCAGCTTGATCCAGTCCGCTTCTTGCCCATCGCCCTGCCTGGAGCCGGGCCGGTTGATGCCGATGCTCGCGTTGCAGACGCTGTTCCCGTTCTGCAGGAACCGCATCTCTGGATCACGGCCCAGGCGGCCGATGAAGTGATGCACACTCGCCCGCAGCAGGGTGTTGATGACTTCGCTCATGTTGATGGTTGTGGTTGTTCTTCCTTGTCGCCCAGCCATTGCTGGCTGAGCTTCTCGAAAGCGTGGATCCCCTCGATGGGGTAAAGCACTCGGGTGCCAACCCGGATGAAGGGCGGGCCTTTGCCCGCGCTTCGCCAGTTCGCCAACGTTTGATCACTCAGCCGCCAGCGATCGGCTACCTCCTTGGATGTCAAGAACGCTGCACTCATAGGCCGCACTCCTTAAAACGGATCGTCGACGCCGCCGACAATCTCAGCCTCAACGGATTCCTGCTGCTCAAGCACAGGTTGTGAAGTGTCAGTTTCGCCAGACTCCGGCTCTGTCACTGCACCGCTTGCCTGCGCAGCAATCTGCCGATTCAAATCCGCAACCACACTGGCGCCACCTGCTGGTGCTGCTGTGGCCTCACGCACCGTCACCTGCTCGATCTCTTCCTTCACGCCCAGGCCAAACAGCACCTCAGGCAGGTAGAGGTTGATCAGCCGGGTCGCGGCACGCCACCGCAGCATCTGGCCAGGGATCGAGCGGTACTTCGGGTTGCGCGTCCAGCCGTCGGCCGCGGCCTCCTTCATCGTCACCTTCGCCTGGATCACCTCGCCGGTCTCGCGCAGCGTCGCACTCGCCGTTACCTCCAGCGCATCGCCCTGGCCCTTCTCGGTCCAGCTGATCACGCCCTGGAGCAAGCCTGACTTGTTGGCCCGGGCGATGGCGAACCGAGCGCTGGTGCTCGGCCGGCCGTTGATCACGCCCGTTTCCTGAAACATCACCATCGGATGCTCGCCCAGCTGCTCGGCATACATCAGCGCCACCATGCAGCTCTCGGGCTTGCCCTGGAAGTGCGGTGGCACCATGCCCGACATCGAGAACGCCTTGGCGACGCGCCATAGGTGCTCGAACGCAGCGCCGTCATGCAGGAACGCCAGCGCGCCCGGCGCCTGCTGCTGGCTCGTGGTGGTCAGTGCTGTTGATTCAGCCATGGGATGAGTTTCGTTCGTTGAGGATGGCCTCGATCTCATCAGCGATCTGGTCGAGGCGAGGGTGAGGCATGGTGGCCTCGTCGTATTGCTCGGCGGTCAGCCTGAGCATCTGCACCACGGTGCGGCCGCCATCGCTGAACGACTCGCGGTGCAGCTTCAGCAGCTGCTGGTAGGTGAGCCAGCGGCCCTCAATCACGGCACCACCCCGGCAGCTCAATCGGCTCCGCCACCAGGTCGCCATACCCAGGCCACCGCCCGCTGGCATGGCACTCGGCCAGCAGCGTCATCGCAGCCTCGATCCGCCGCATACCGGCGGCGATCATCGCGCTGCTCGCGGGATAGACCGCCACCGCGAACGGCCGCGTGTTCTCCACCGCGATGGTGAGGAACTGCTGGGCCTCGAGCGCGGTCTGGTTCCAGGCCGCCTGCACGTGGTAGTCCAGGTTGGCGATGCTCTTGGCGAACTCCACCCGGCTGGCGTCGCGCGTCGTCTTCACGTCCACGACGATCCGGCGATCCTCGCTGTGCCAGTCCGGCCGCGTCTTGCACTCCAGCCCTGTGGCCGGATCCTTCCACGTGTAGCTGGCTTCCCGCCGGCCTGGGAGCTCCAGCAGGAAGCCAGCAGCCGGATGCGACCGCACCGCATCGGCCATCCGCCGCACTTCGTCGGCATCCTCGAGGCTGAGCACGATCTTGCCGGCGCTCTCGCGCTCGAACTCGGCCGCCAGCTCACGGCCGGCCTTGCTGCGGCGATCGAAGGCCTGCGTCGGCACCGCCACCGTGGCGTCCCACAGCTCAGGCTCCAACACGGCTGTGTGCAGCGCTGTGCCCTTGAGCATCGCCGGCGTCGGCTCACGCTTCTCGCGGTCCTCGGCCAGAAACTGGTCGAAGTAGTGCAGCGGGCTGCGCCCGAGCACCTTGATCTGGCTGGGGCTCACCGCCTTCAGCGCGTGATAGGCCTCGTTGGTGAGGCCCGGGTGATGGTTCAGCTCAGGCATCAGCGGGCCTCACCTGAATGCGCCGCCGCCGGGCCTCTACCTGGCACGCACGCTCGAACAAGGCCGAATTGCCGTTGCCTTCGGCGTAGTACGCGACGCTGTAATCGCTCAATCCAGCGGCTGCTTGTCGCTGTTGCTTCCAGTGGAACCGGCGCGATTGCCAGCGCCACCAGACTTCGCGGATCCAACCCATAGCCTGTGAATAGTGGGGGTCAGGACAGACCCTAAACACCTCCCGGAACATCACTCCGCCTCCCGCTAATTACCGTTACATACCGTCACAAAGCATTGATTTCGCGGGATAATCTGCGATCCTGCAGCTCACGTCAACCCCACTGCCAGGCCCCTGCATGGCTGTTTCGCTTCGCCCCTTTCAGGCCCAGGCCGTCGCCGAGATCCGCGGCGCTTACATGGCCGGTCGTCGCCGCGTCCTCTTCGTGTTGCCCACCGGTGGCGGCAAGACCTACACCTTCGTCTACATCGCCGAGCAGGCCGCCATCCGCGGCAACCGCGTCTGCATCCTTGTGCACCGCCAGGAGCTCGTCGATCAGGCCAGCCGCTCCCTTCACGCGATCGGCTGCAACCACGGCATCATCGCCGCCGGCTACCGCCAGGACCTGTCCCAGGGCGTGCAGGTGGCCAGCGTCCAAACCCTGGCTCGCAGGCTCCACCAGATCCCGGCCGACTTCTTTCAGCTGCTGATCGTCGATGAGGCCCACCATGCCGTCGCCGGCACCTGGGCCAAGGTGCTGGCCGCCATGCCGCGCGCTCACGTCCTCGGGGTCACGGCAACTCCAGAACGTCTCGACGGGCGTGGCCTCGGCGATCAGTTCGAGGCCCTGATCGAAGGCCCCGATGCCGCCTGGCTCACCACCAACGACTTCCTCGTGCCGGCTCGCATCTTCGCGCCCCCCGGCATCGACCTTTCCGGCATCAAGCGCTTTGACACCCGCAAGGGCCACGACGAAGCCGAGGCCCGCCTGCGCCAGGGCCAGGCCATGGGCGATGCCGTGACCCACTACCGCCGCTCGATCGCCGAGCACCACAACGGCACCGCCATCGCTTTCTGCGTCTCGGTGGCCCACGCCGACGCGGTGGCCGAGGCCTTCCGCGCCCAGGGCATCCCCGCCGCCATGCTCGATGGCTCGATGGACCGCGGCGAGCGCCGCCGCCTCATCAACGACCTCGGCGCTGGCGTGCTCAAGGTGCTCACCTCTTGCGACATCGTGAGCGAGGGCACCGACATCCCATCCGTCACCGGCGCGATCCTGCTGCGCCCCACCGACAGCCTGGGCCTGCACCTGCAGCAGATCGGCCGCGTGCTCCGCCCATGCCCGGGCAAGACCCACGCCATCGTCAACGACCACGTGGGCAACACCCTCCGGCACGGCCGGCCCACCGACCCGCGCGACTGGAGCCTCGAGGGCCGCACCAAGCGCGGCAAGCGCTCCGCATCCGACGCCCTGCCGGTCAAGGTCTGCCCGCAGTGCTTTGCCGCCATGCTCTCCACTGTCGCCAGCTGCGTCGACTGCGGATTCGAGTTCCCCGCCGCACGACGTGAGCTCACCATCGTCGATGGCGACCTCCAGGAGCTGCCGGCCGCCGTCGTCGCACGCCAGAAGCGACAGGCCGTCGGCAAGGCGCGCACACGCGAGGAGCTTGAGGCCATTCGCCTTGAGCGTGGCTACTCTCGCGGCTGGACAGATCACATCTTGAGGGCACGGAATGGCAGGGCGTTCGGATGAGCTGGCGATCCAGAACGCCATCCGCATCGAGCACGGCTCAGGGCCCGCGCGTCTGTGGCGCAACAACACCGGAGCGCTCAAGGACGCCCAGGGCCGCCTCGTGCGCTACGGCCTCTGCCCTGGCAGCAGTGACCTCATCGGCCTCCGCACCCGGATCATCACCGAAGCCGATCTGGGCCACCGCTTTGCCCAGTTCGTCGCCATCGAGGTCAAGGACCAGGGCCGCCTTACTGAGCAACAGCGCGCCTTTCTTGCCATGGTGCAGCAGGCCGGTGGCCTCGCTGGCGTTGCTCGCTCACCAGAAGACGCGCGCGCCATCCTGCGACTGTGAACATCGGTTACGACAGCATCGCTGCGCTACCTCTCCGCCCGTAGCGTCCGGGAGCTCCCTGGCCACGGCCATGACACTCAAACCCGAGACAGCCATCCACAGGCTTCGCAAGCTCTACCGCGACGCACACCACTGCGACCCAGCCACCGATCAACATGCGGTCAACTGGGCCGCCAAACCTGAGCTGTGGGCCGAGCAGCAGATCCGCTTCCGCAACTGGAGCTGGCACGCAACCGAAGCCACCGTCCGCGAAGCCCGTCGCCTCCACAACCGCATCATCAGCAGCAACCTCCCGCTGCAGCAGGAGGCTCAGTGATGTTCGGATCACGTCGCAAGCAGCCGCCGATGTTCCCCTTCACCGTCACTGCCCTGCGCCAGGACGAGCCGCCGATCCGTATCGGTGTGCTCGCGCCCAATGAAGCGCAGGCCACACTCACCGCTCAGGAGCTGTTCCCCAACCACATCCTCGGCATCGCTGCCCTGGAGCCCGAGTGGCAGGACGGCCCTGCATGACCACCGACACCGAAATGCGCATCCTGGAGCTGCGCGACTCCGTGGCATGGGCCGCCGGCCAGTCCTATGAACGCCGCCGCATCGGCGAGATGCTCAGGATCCGCGCCAACCTCCTTGAGCAGATGCCTGGGCCCACCCCTCGGGGCGTCGTGCGTGAGCTGCGCCGCATGGCGCATGAGATCGACCGGGAGCCGGCCTGATGAGTGGCGCTACAGTGGCACAAGACAGCCACAACGCTATGGGCATCAAGCCGATCGAGACACGCGCCTACGGGCATCGTTTCCGCAGCAGGCTGGAGGCGCGCTGGGCGGTGTTTTTCACTGAGCTCGGCTGTTCTTGGCAATACGAGCCAGAAGGTTTTGAGTTGCCCTATTCAGGCTTTTATCTGCCCGATTTTCTTGTTTCAGGCTTTCCTGATCGCCCGCAGCAAATCTGGGTTGAAGTTAAAGCTACTGCGCCCAATTCTCATGAAATCAACAAGCTACGCGAACTTTGCTGTTTATCTGGCCTGCATGGTTATTTTGCTATTGCAAATGACGACCGTTGTCATCAATGGGAGCACAGCGATCCATTTCGCGAGATCCTCGAAGAATCTGTCATTGAACTAAGTGTGGATCCTCAAGCAGGTACGGCCAGGCCTTTACGCTATTGGCAGGGGCCGCATTCAACATTTTTGCCAGTTGGCGTTAAGGCGCCAGAATTTGATACGCCGGAAGGTTTAGCTTTTCGTAGTGAGCATTATGACCTGATTGCAATAGGCGATCTTCGAGTTTGTTCGGCTACTGCACTGCTACGAGCAGCAAAAGCAGCACTATCCGCCCGTTTTGAGCACGGCGAATCCCCACGATGAACAACACCAAACCCGTCCGTCTGGCGGCATTGATCCGCCCTGATCAGAAGGCTTGGCTGCAACAGCAAGTCACTCCATTGCGCAGCCTTGCTGACGTAGTGCGCGACCTCATCGACCAAGCCATTGCACGTGATGAACGACCTCACTGAAGCCGCGCGCGGCAGGTGGCCTCAGATCCTCTCATCGCTTGCTGGCCTCAGCACTCAACAGCTGACCGACGAACACCAGCCGTGTCCGCTTTGCGGTGGCGAAGACCGCTACCGCTTTGACGACCTTGACGGCTCAGGCTCTTGGTTCTGCAACCAGTGCGGCGGCAAGCACCAATCCGGTGGAGCCGGCAATGGCTGGGACATGCTCCTGCGTCGCACCGGCTGGTCATTTGCCGATGCAGCCAAGCGCGTTGAGCAGCACCTGGGACTGCCAACGAACAGCAAGCGCCGCAGCAAGCCTCACCGCATCCCTGAGAAGCCACCGGCCGATGTACTGCCGCCGCCTCTGGGCCGCGCGACCGCACAGTGGTGCTACCGCGATGCCAACGGCGAGCAGCTGTTCTGGATGCAGCGCCTCGATCTGCCGGCCAAAGATGGCAAGGCCGCGCGCAAGATCTTCATCCATCGCGTCTGGCTCGATGGCCGTTGGCATTACCCGCGCAGCCGTGGCGAGAACGCCGACTCCTTCACCTGCGAGTGGCCCGCCCCCAGGCCGCTCTACCGCTTACCGGATCTCACCGATCGGCCTGATGCCCCCGTGCTCGTCGTCGAAGGCGAGAAGGCTGCCGATCGCGCTGCTGAGCTCTTCCCGCGCACCGTCGTGGTCGCCTGGTCCAATGGCGCCAAGGCCGTCCCCTATGTCGACTGGACACCACTGCAGGGCCGGCGCGTCACGCTTTGGCCCGACAACGATCAGGACGGCCGCACCGCCATGGCTCGCCTTGCCGAACAGCTGTTGGCGCTTGGTTGCGAGCTCAAGGCCGTCAATCCGCCCGACACTCTTCCGGTCGGCTGGGACATCGCCGATGCAGCCGATTGGGACAGCGCCGCGGCCACAGCCTTCGTCCGCGAGCACATCAAGCCAGTCACAGGCGTGCTCACCTCATGGGGCGCTGATGCTCTGCCCGAGCAGCCTGAGCTACCACCGATCGAGACGCCTTCACCCCCAGACCCAGAGCCCATCAAGCCATCCGCTGGTGGCTATTTCACCTGCCTGGGCTTTGACGCCGACGGCTACTACTACCAACCCCGCAGCACCGGCCAGGTCGTACGTCTCGGCGGCAGCAGCCACACATCTACCAACCTCGTGCGCCTTGCCCCCTTGGCGTACTGGGAGACGCTCTATCCCAGCAAGCGCGAAGGCGTGAACTGGACATGGGCAGCAGCATCACTCTTCGAAGAGCAGGCATCCGCCGGCGTCTACAGCCCCGATCGCATCCGCGGACGCGGCGCGTGGTGGGATCAAGGCCGCACCGTGATCCACATGGGTGATCGCTTGATCGTCGATGGCGAAGGCCAGCCCATCACCCGCACCTTCAAAAGCCCATACCTCTATCAGCGCAGCGCTGCGCTCATCGGCCCTGGAGAGACCTCACCACTTACCGATGACGAAGCCCTGCAGATCTGCGAGCTTGCTGAGCGCTTCCACTGGGAAGTGCCAGCGTCAGGCCTCCTGCTGGCCGGCTGGGTCACCCTCGCGCCGATCTGTGGCGCGCTGCGCTGGCGACCGCACATCTGGCTCACTGCATCAGCCGGCTCAGGCAAGAGCGCCATCCTCGATCGCTATGTTTCGCCCCTCCTGGGCGACATGGGGCTCCACGTCGCCGGCAACACCTCAGAAGCTGGCTTGCGGCAGACCTTGCGGGCCGATGCCCTTCCGGTGGTCTTCGACGAAGCCGAGAGCAACGAGAAGGCTGATCAAACCCGGATGCAGTCGATCCTCGCGTTGGCCCGGGTGGCGAGCTCTGAATCCCACGCTCACATGCTCAAGGGCAGCCCCGCAGGTGACGTCACCCGCTTCACGATCCGCTCAATGTTCATGATGAGCTCGATTGCTACCGCCCTGAAACAAGGAGCAGATCGCAGCCGCTTCGCGCAGCTCACCCTCCGCAACCCCACAGAGCTACCCAAGGCCGAGCGCACGGCGCACTGGGAGGCCCTCGACCGCGACCTCGATCGCTTCATCACTGGAGACGCTCCCGCCAGGCTGCTGGCCCGCACAATGGGCCTCATCCCCACCATCCGCGCATCGGTGGCCGTCTTCACCCGCGTCGCTGCCGAGCGGTTCGACTCGCAACGCCTTGGTGACCAGTACGGCACCCTGCTGGCCGGCGCATGGTCGCTCATGAGCAGCCAGCCTGCTACCGCAGAAGAGGCCCGCGCACTGATCGAGCAGAACGACTGGGAGCCCTACAGCCAGACCACCGAGGTGCCCGACGAGCAGCGCTGCATCCAGCACATCCTCCAGCACCAGATCCGCGTCGAGGCTGATCACTCAACGCACACCCGAACCCTTGGTGAGCTGGTGGCGCTCGCATCCGGCCAGGAGACGGCCTGGGAGCTCAGCTCCAACATCGCCGAAGCCACCCTCGGCCGCTACGGCCTCAAGGTCGAAGATGGAGCCTTGTTGGTGTCCAACACCGCGCAGGCGATCGCCACCATCCTTCGCGACACAGCCTGGGGGCACAGCTGGGGCACACTGCTCGCGCGCCTCCCAGGGGCCGCCAAAGCCGGCGTCGTGCGTTTCAAAGGCATGGGCGCTACATCCAGGGCCGTGCGCATCCCGCTTTCGACCTTGTGACGCTCAGGCGTAACAGCCTGTTACGGCCAAACCCCTTGCTACAGCAGGGGTTTTGTCATTTGTGACGGTGTTACGGTCCGCTGGGATAGCCCCCCTTATAGAGAAAAGCAAACACACACACTCTCTCTCCTTCCTCTTCCCCTTTATACCTATACCTCTTTTTAGGTGTAACAACGTAACAAGAGGGGCCGAAAGCCTTGCAGCGCAAAGGGTTTCGGGTGTTACGCCTCCCGTGACGCACCGTAACAGCCGTAACCGCTCGTAGCCTGTCCCCCAGGAGGCTCACCACATGGCACGCATCGACATCAGCGCTCGCGTCCTCGGTGACGCTGAGCTGGCTCAGACACTCTCCAAGCTCTCCAGCCAGGACATCCCCAAGGCCATCAGGGCAGGCGTCCGCGATGCTGCACGAGCAGGCCGCACCACCCTGGCCAAGTCGATCGGACAGCGCTACAGCCTCTCCGCTGCACGCATCAAGCAGGACGTCCCCACAGCGCGCTTCATGGCAGGCGGCCAGACCGCGGTGATCACCACCTCCCGCAAGCCCATCACCGCCATGCAGTTCAAGCCCAAGGAGGTGCGCACCGGGCTGAGCATGAGCATCTACCGGGGCAAGCGCACTGTCGTGAAGTCGGGCTTCATCGCCAAGGGCATGCCCTTCAAACGCCGTGGCAAGGAGCGGATGCCGCTGGATGTTATTCACGGGCCGTCAATCCATGCCTTGTATACGGGCGGCAAATGGGCGCCAGCGCTCCAGGCACGCACAGAGGTGCGGATCGAGGATGCGCTCGAGTCAGGCATCCTCCGGGCCCTGGGCGGCATGGGCAGGGGCTTCGGCAGGGCCTGACCCCAACCGGAACCAGCACACACCTACCTCCACCCCCGGTACCGGGTGCACCTCCCCCCACGGCTTTGGGTCCCCCTGAGCCGGTTGCTTGCGGGCGCCGCGCTCGCCGTTTCTCGCTAGAGCCAGCCTTTTTGGTGGGTTCCCAATCCATTGCGCTGCAAGGGTTCTCAAAAAAGCTGCCTTATTGAGAAGAGATCAAAGGATGTGAGCGGGCCGTTTTTTGGTCACGGAGTAGGTTCCGGTACGCGGCGGCCCGGTTCCGGTTGAGGCTGTGCCGTGGTTCGATGACGGCATGGAAAAGATGCAACACGTGGTGATGGCGAAGCGGCTGGAGATGTGGCCGCTGGAGCGGCTGCAGCCGTATGAGCGCAACGCGAGAACTCATGGCGAGGCTCAACTGGAAGCCATCGCCAGGAGCATCCAGGAGTTCGGGTTTACGGCGCCGATCCTGGTGGACGGGAGCGACGGTGTGGTGGCGGGCCACGGCCGGCTGGCGGCAGCGAAGCTGCTGGGGCTAGCTGAGGTGCCGGTGGTGGTGCTCGACCACCTGAGCGCTGAGCAGCGCCGCGCCTACGTGCTGGCGGACAACAAGCTGGCGGAGAACGCGGGCTGGGATCTGGAGCTGCTGGCCCTGGAGCTGGAGGCGATCGAGATCGACCCGGCGGTGCTGGGTTTTGGCGAGGCGGATCTGGCGCGGCTGCAGGATGGCCTGGAGCTGGGCGAGTTCGAGCAGGTGGCTGCAGCAGGGCCTGGGACTGAGCGAGCGGAGCCGGAGGATCAGCCGGGGCTGGGCCTCGAGCCGCGCGAGGGTGACGACGACGAGGACGCCACCGCGGAGAGCGGCGAGGTGGAGGAGCGTCACGTGTTCTCGTGCAACCTGCTGTGGGATGACCGAGAGGTGGTGCTGGCTGCGGTGCGGCTGGCGAAGGAGAAGCACAGCCTGGAGGGCACGCCTGAGGCGCTGGTCCAGGTGTGTCGGGAGTGGATGGATGGATGCGGCGTTTGAACTGCTGAAGGACGGGCACGGTCTGCTGCGTGAGCTGCCGGGCGTGCGGGTGTGGGGCGTAGATGACGGCGCGCTGGTGCTGGCGGGCGATGCAACGCACTTCGTGTTCTGCCACCAGGGCGCGGTCACGGTGCGTCAGAGCGGAGCGTGGCCGCATGTGCTGACGGCGGGGATGTACGGATCGGTGCCGGGCAAGTGCGAGGTGCGGCCGGTGGGCCAGGACCTGAGCAAGGCGATGGTGATCAGCGCGCTGGGGTGGCTGGGGATGATGGTGATCGGCGGGCCGCTCGAGGAGCGCGGGCGGCTGCGGTACATCGACGGCTGCACGGACAGCCTGCTGGTGCCGCCGGTGCGGCTGGGGGATCCATGTCTGAACGGGCTGTGGTTCCCGCTGCTGACGCAGCAGACGACGCACACGCACCCGAGCGTGCGGATCGGGATGGTGGTGCGTGGGCGCGGCCGCTGCGTGACGGATGAAGACGACTACGAGCTGCGGCCGGGGATGCGATTCCTGATCCACGCGGATGGCGACCACCGTTTCGAGACGCCATCAGACAGCGGGCTGACGGTGGTGGCGTGGCACCCGGACTCGGATTGTGGGCCGACGGACCAGGGCCACCCGATGGTGAGGATGACGATGGTGGATGGGGTAAGCGCAGCGCTGCTGCCGGAGCTCCAGACGCGATGACGCTGAAGCCGACGCGGATCGACGCGGATGTGATGAGCGCGGCGCTGGATCGGATCCGGCGGATTTACGACCTGCACGATCGCGTGGTGGTGAGCTTCAGTGGCGGGAAGGACTCGACGGTGGTGCTGAACCTGACGGCGATGGTCGCCAGGGAGCGTGGCCGGCTGCCGCTCGATGTGTATTTCGTGGATGAGGAAGCGATCTACCCCGAGACGGTGGAGTACGTGGAGCGGGTGCGGGGGCGTGATGATGTGCGGCTGCTGTGGTGCTGCCTGCCGATCACGCACCGCAATGCCTGCGCGCGGTCGCAGCCGTGGTGGCGGTGCTGGGATGAGGCGGAGCGCGAGCGATGGGTGCGGCCGATGCCCAGGGGCGCGGTGACGCTGCGCGACGTGAAGCGGTTCCGGATGGGGATGCAACTCGACGATGTGGGCCCGGTGCTGTTCGGGCCTGAGTGCGGGATGGTGGCGGACCTGACGGGGATCAGGGCGCAGGAGTCGGTGCGACGGCTGCAGACGGTGACGCGCAAGACGCGGGACAACTTCATCGCTGACGCGCGGCAGGGGTACTACGTGAACTGCAAGCCGATCTACGACTGGCGCGCCGAGGACGTGTGGGTGGCGGCGGCCAGGGAGGGCTGGGACTACAACCGGGCCTACGACGTGCAGGCGCTGATGGGCACCAGCCCGGGCACGCAGCGCGTGACGCCGCCGTTCGGCGAGGAGCCGCTGGGCGGGCTGTGGAAGTATGCGGAGGGCTGGCCGGAGCTGTGGGCGCGGATGCTGCGCAGGGTGGAGGGCGTGGGCACGGCAGGGCGGTACGCGAGGACGGACCTGTATGGGGCCGGGCTGAAGGAGCCGCCGCGAGGGATGACGTGGCAGCAGTGGAGCCGGAGCCTGCTGGAGCTTTATCCGCCGAAGGAGCGAGCGGAGATCGCCAAGAGCATGGCGGGCGTGATCCGGATGCACCAGAAGAAGACGCGGCGGCCGATCCACGAGACGCAGGACGACGTGATGAGCGGCGTGAGCTGGCGGTACATCTGCCAGATGATCAGCCGTGGCGATCTGAAGGGCCGGAAGAAGGGACAGCTGACGCAGCGCGCGATCGCGGCGGCGGCGAAGGCGGGGCTGACGTTCGAGCAGGTGAAGGCGCTGGAGGCGAAGCGATGAGCGTGAAAAGCCAGCCGGTCTCGCGTGTGCGGTGGCTGCCGCGGGAGAAGCTGCGGGCGAACGGCTACAACCCGAACGTGGTGGCGCCGCCGGAGCTGGAGCTGCTGGTGGTGAGCATCCTTGAAGATGGCTGGACTCAACCGGTGGTGACGCTGCCCGAGGCGCCGGACGGCAGCTTCCAGATCGTCGATGGCTACCACCGCTGGACGGTGAGCGCTGATCCGCGGGTGGCGAAGCTGACGGGCGGCCAGGTGCCGACGGTGCAGGTGAGCCTCGATCCGGTGCACCGGATGATGAGCACCATCCGACACAACAGAGCCAGGGGCACCCATGCTGTGGTGCGGATGGCGGACATCGTGCGGCAGATGGCGGATGAGGGGATCCCGGCGGCTGAGATCCAGAAGCGGCTGGGGATGGAGCGCGAGGAAGTGGTGCGACTGGTGAACAGGGCGGGGATGCCTACCCAGGTGCAGCGGAGCGCGCCAGGATTGAACAGGGCCTGGGTGCCGGGGAAGGGATGATCCTGCAGCTGACCTGGGCGGGCTTCGATGCAGCGGTTGATCTGATCGCTGCGCAGTGCCGCTGGCGTGATCGCGCTGGCGTGCATGGCGTCGATCCTGCTGGCCAGCTGCTGGCGTTGGCGCTGGCCGAGCGGTTGGGGATGAACGCGCTGCCGATGGCGGGGCCCGGGATGATCGAGCTGCATGGCGTCGTTACGCGCACGCCGGCGAGCAGCTGGGCCTGGCCTGATGTGGATGTGTGGGCGTGGGTCGATGCGACGGCCGAACAGTCGGTGCAATCTGTGGTGAAAGCGACGGCTGGCACACCGGTGCTGATGCCCTGGCAGGATGCAGCCACATCGCGGCGACGCACGTTCGTCCCTGGCTTCGATGATTGAAGTGGCGCAGATCGTCTATGGCTGCCAGTGGGATGAGCGCGGGCATGTGCGCGCCTGGCCGCTGCGTGTCCTGTTTGGCGCGCATGGGCCTGAGGTGACGGTGGACGAGATGCTCGATAGCCGCGGCCATGCGGTGCTGCTGATCGATCAGCTGGTGGCGTTGATCCGCGGCATGGCCGGGACTGACACGCCGCTGCAGCTTGG